AAAATCCATATCGGCAAAAAATATCTCGGACTTTCCGATGACGACTACAGAATATTATTAAAATGTTCGACAGACGGAGTGAGGCTAAAGCCCGCCGTTGGCGAGCAATCGACAAAGAAAATGACGATTGGAGAGTTAAAAGAGGTGTTGCTTTCAATGAACGCTATGGGCTTCGACTATAGAAAAAAAGACGAACAAAAAAAATATTTTACCGTGTCGGCAAGCGATACGAAAAACTTAAGCGATAGGCAGGTTAAATATATAAAAGGTTTGTGGTGGAAAAAAGCGAAGCATCCGAGCGAGGAAACTTTAAAAGTTTTTATCGGCAGACTCACGGGAAAAAAATCTTTGAGCGAATGCGGACAAACCGAAGCGAATATTTTAATCACGGCTTTAAATAATATGCCTTAATTAAAATAAAACAATATAAAACAAAATAAAAATTGGAGGGAATAATAATGACGGATAATTTACTTCTTACGACTATTTACGATAGCTTGATTGAAGCGGGAATAAAAAAAGAAATAGCGATTAAATCTTTGCGGGCTTTCTGTAGAAAATACGGCGGGCAGAAAATTTTCTTTTCTCCAAATCCGCAAAGCAAAAGAGCTAACGAAATATTTAATCTAATCAGCGAGGCTTTGGATATTAGAGACGATAACTACGCTTTGCCAGAAAAAATAACGAAAGTTTTCTTAAGCGAGTTTTACAATATAGGCGAATATATTCCTCTGGAGTTTAACGCGTTCAGAGACGAGATAGCTTTGGAAATATCGAAAGAATACGCGGAAGCGAAAGATAAAAACGAAGCCTTGATTGAAATATGCAAAAGGTATAATATGTCTTTCGTCACCTTTTTCAAAATAAGACGCGACTTAAAAAACAAGAAAATAAAAAATCAAAAAAATCCTAATTTATTTTAGTTTATATCTATTTATAAAAATCGTATAGTTTCGCTTATGAATACGAGGGAAGCTATTAACAATATCGAACTTGATACCGAATCAAACAAACTGCCTTTTGAAATAGAGCTTATTCCAAGCGAGGATATGTTTGTCGGTTTTGACGGCAGAGTCTTCAGGGCTTTAGATAAAGTCGCTATCGCTAACAATACGAACTCCAAACTCAAATATGTAGTGATAGACGAAAACCATAAAACCGATTATACGAGCGGAACGGGCGCGAGCGTTGAGGCGATGGGCTGGATGTCCGACTTTTTCGTAAAAGAGGATAATTCGCTTTGGGCGAAAGTGGAATGGACTCAAGCCGGGAGCGGAAAAGATATTAAACAAATCGTATAAATATATAAGCCCAGTTTATCAAATCGATAAGTCGGCTAATATTATATCTATTTTGCGAGCTGCTATTACGAACAACCCGAATCTTAATTTGAAAGCCCTTAATAATAAGAATGACGACAACGATATAAAAAATAAAAAAGAAGGAGGCAATATGCCAGAAGAAAAAGAATTGCAAGAATTAAAACTTGCGCTAAACGATGCGAAATTAAAGAACGGCGAACTTGAAAGAGCGATAAACGAGAAGGACGCCAAATTGTCGGAGTTGGAAAAATCTTTGAACTCCAAAGTTGCCGAAGCGGAAGCGAAAAACAAGGAACTTGAAAAAGCCTTGAACGAAGCGAACGCCAAACTTTCGGAACTCTCAAAAGCGACTGCGGAAAGAGAGGCTTTGTCTATCGTTGAAAAAGCGATAAACGATGGAAAGATAGCGCCTTCCACGAAAGAGGTTTATATCGCTTTATGTATGGAAGAGGGCGGAGTCGAAAAGTTTAATAAAATCATGGAAAATACCCCGTCCGCTGGAATATTCAAAGAATTAAACTTGAATAAGGGAGCGGAAGGAAACAAGACGGAATTAAACGAAGCGGATAAGCGAATGGCGAAAGCTATGGGCTATTCGGAAGAAGAATATAAAGCTATACAAGAAAAAGGAGCGTAACAATGGCTATAGTAAACAGCGAAATATTAACGAAATTAAGAACGACAATAAGAGGCGAGTTTAACGATTCGCTTCAAAAATTGAGACCAGAAAGTTTTTATAACAAAGTGGCGACAACGATACCTTCGGGTTCTGGTTCTAACACTTACGGATTTTTGGGTTCTTTCCCGAAATTTAGAAAGTGGAGCGGACAGAGAGAACTCGGAAGCGTGAAAGAGGGAGCTTACACTCTACAAAACGAACCTTACGAATCTACTTTGGAAGTCTTGAGGACGGATATTGAAGACGACAATTTGGGAGTATATAGAGTTCTCACTCAATCGGAAGCTCAAGCGGGAATCGATTTTTTGAATGTCAATACCGCGGCTTTGCTTTCGAGCGGAGATAAAACTTTATGCCATGACGGTCAAAACTTTTTCGATGCCGAACATAAAGTTTACGCTAAAGCGGACGGCACTGGCGCTACATCCAATGTGTCGAATATCTACGGCTCTGGAACGGGCAAGGCTTGGTTTTTGCTTGACTTAAGCAAGTCGTTAAAGCCTCTTTTGATTCAAGAGCGAACTCCTTTTGAAATCGACAATAAAATCGACCCTAAAGACGAGCATGCCTTTATGTATAATAAATACTTATTCGGCGCGTATTGGAGAGGAGCTTTCGGATACGGACATTGGCAACAGGCTTTAATGAGTAAAGAGTCTTTGACTGCGGATAGTTTTGCAAAAGCATACGCTCAAATGCGAAACATAACGAGAGACGGCGGAGACAAGATGGGAATAAAACCTACTCACATGATAGTCCCTCCAGATTTGCAAAGCGAAGCTGAAAGCATAATTAAGGTTGCGATTACGACTGGCGGAGCGGGAAACATTCACTACAATAAAGTCGAAATAATCGTTTGCGATTGGCTTTAATTTTTAGGAGAATATTTATGGCAAGAAAGAAAAACGAAGAATTGAACGAAGATAATAACCTCCAAGAAAACATAAATATAGACAATTCGGGAGCGGAGGATGAAAAAACTCCTCCGAAACCGAATGAAAATGAAAACGGAAAGGAAAACGAAAACGGAGAAAATGAAAGCTCTAAAAACGAAACCAGCTCAAATAAAACGGTAAGAATAAAAGCAAAATCGAATACGGGATTTAAAAATTATTATCGTTGCAATTTGAGATTCGCTCCAGAGTTTTCATATTTTGAAGTGAGTCCAGAGGTTTTGGATAGTCTGAAAAACGACTGCCATTTGACTATTGTTGAGGAAGCGGAAAAAGAGTGAAAACTTTAATAAGCTACGAAGAGTTTGCCGAAAGGTATGCGGATAATATTCTGCCCGAAACGGACGCCGAAACGAAAGAACCGAAACCTCATGTAAAAAGGGCTTTGGAAGACGCTACGGGCATTATAGTTTCGCATTTGGGATGGCTTATCGACAAGGAAACGGGCGATATTGTGGAAAAAATACCCGCCCAATTCGACTCGGTAATTAAAACCATTTGCTCGGATATAGCTTTTTTGAGGATTAGCGATAAGGTTTCAAGCGATGAAGACGCAAGGGAAAGATACTCAAACAGTATTTCGTTGCTTGAAAAAATAGATAAGGAATATAAGGGCGGGCTTTCGGGTCCGAACTTGCAGAGTTCTTTTATAGTTGACGAGAGCGATAAAGACGGCAATATTGCGGATAAGAGATTTTTTCGCAAGGGAGAGTTTGTCTAAATGTCGGCGTCTATGTTTATACATGACACGAAAGAGGTTAAAGAACTTCAAAACAAAATAAACAAATTGAAGTTAAACTCCTCTAATCAAAAAAAATTATTGGAAAGCATAGGGGTTGAGATTGAGTCGCAGATTGAGGAAAGATTCGCGACCCAAACGGACACGAGCGGTTCGAGATGGGCGGATATATCGGCAAAGACGAGGGCTTATTATTCTAAAAAAGGAATCGGAGGCAGTCTATTAAGTAGAACGAGACAGCTGCGAGACACTATTGAGAGTCAAGTTTCGAGCGATAGTTTATTGGTCGGAGCGACTAAAATATACGCGGCTACTCATAATTACGGAGACGGAAAAAGGAATATTCCTAAAAGAGAGTTTATAGGATTGAGTCCGCAGAATGTTATCGAGATAGAAAGCATAATTGACGATTTTGTCGAAGCTAACTTGAAAAAGGCGAGGTAAAGAATAGTATGACTTATTTGGATGTCCGAAACGAAGCGGTGAAGCAAATCAAAAAATATTTTGACGACAAAAAAATCAAAATAGATGTCGAAGCTTCGGCGGGAACTTTGAACGAGGACGAAATAAGAAGACTCTTTATTAAAGCTCCAGCGATATATGTAAGTCTTTCGGAAATAGATATTGAAAACGAATATATAAGATTTGTTTGTTATATAGTCGTTAGGGCGAATCAAAAAGATAGAATATACGACTACGGGCTTGCGGTTTCTGGTTCTTTACTTTCTTGTTTGATAAACTTGGACGGCGGAACTTGGGGATATTCGACATCGGATATTTCGGCTCAATGTTTATATTCTGGCTCTTTGGATAAAATAAACGCTTGCCTTTGGGCTTGCTCTTGGAAATGGAAAATAAGAGTCGCCGATATTGACGGAGAGATAAAAGACGAGACGATGTTGGACGACTTCGAGGGATACGATGCGACTCATATTGTGGAAAATAAAACCGTTGAGGATACGGTCGCTTTAGAGAATAAAAAATAAATAAGATTTTAAAAGGAGTTTTAATTATGCCAGATTTTACTCAAATACCAAATAGCTTGCTTGTTCCAGGAATGTATCAAGAAATAGATAATTCGCTTGCGGGAACGAGAACAGAACCGAAGAGAATACTTTTGGTTGGTCCAACTTCAAAAACGGAAATGGACGGAAAGATAACGAGAATAACATCGGCTTTGAAGTCCGCCGAAAAGTTGGGCTACGGTTCTATACTTTCGATTATGGCGGAAAACTTTTTGGCTATAAACAAACAGGACGAATTATACGCTTTGCCGATTGCGGATGCGGGAGTCGGTTTTTCGGCAAAGTATAAAATAGAGAGTCAGGCGAACGCTACTGGAAACATAGCGATAAAAATAAACGCTACGGAAATAACGGTTAATGTAGTTAAAACCGACACGGTAGACTCCATAGCCTCAAAGATAACGGCGCAGATAAATACTATTTTCAACTGCCCGATAACCGCCGAAGTGTCTACAGTTGAAGCTGGAGAGGATGAAAATAAAACCGTCTCTACTTTCATAACTTTTAAAGCCGTATCGAAAGGAAATCATGGCGTTCTTTTCGATATAGTAAGCGACACGGCTCAAATAAAATTGACCGAAGAAGAAACAACGGAAGCTACCGATTCTCCAGTGGCGGATTGGAAAAAATATTTTGAAGCTATGGGCGAGACTCGATACAATTTTATAATAAATGTTTTCAACGATGAAAACGCTTTGAAAAAGTTTGCGGACGAATTGGAAAGCAGATATTCGGCGCTTCGTCAAATCGGAGGCAGAATGTTCGTCTATCTCACGGGAGAGATAGGAGACACGAGCGAAGCGAACTCTATAATCGGCAGGACTCTAAAAATAAACAGTCCGCATATCGCCGTTATTCCAATTCTTAATACTTCCGAACTCCCAGCGATATTTTTGACGAGATTATCCGCAGTCGCCATAACGACTCTTATATCCGACCCTGCGGCTAACACTTGGGGACTCGAAGTTTCGGGCATATCTGCGGACAAGCCTTTAAGTTTTGACGAAAGACAGGCTTTGCTTTACGGAGGAGTCGCCACTTACACTTTGGATAATTCTGGCAATGTGGTAATAGAAAGATTGGTGACGAGTTATACTACAAACTCTCAAGGCGAAAGAGACACTTCTTATTTGGATATTCAAGTTGTCGAAACCGTTGACGCGATAAGAACATATATCAACACGGAAGCGAGAAGGAGATTCAAAGGTTGGAAGTTGGCGTCTACGACCGAAAATTTTGGAGCGGGCGCTAAAGTGATGAATGCGGAAGTTTGGAAATCGTTTTTATGCGAATTATATCAATCGGTATTTATAGTCGAAAAACAATGGGCGCAAGATTTTAATTCTTATAAAGACAGTTTGGTAGCTTCTGTAAAAACGGGAACTAAAACATGGTTGGAATATACGCATCAACCGAACTTAATCCGACAGTTCTATATCGGAACGGGATTAAATCAATTTAAATAATACGGAGGAATAGATGGAATTATTTAAAGTCAAAAAAGTTATATCAAGAGCGATGGGAGAATTGCCACTGCAGGGAGACGGTTCTACTTTCAAACCGCAGGCTTATAAAAGAGAGACGAAAGTGGGAGAGACTCCTTCCAATACGGGATATGTGGAAACTCCGACCGCGGCTGAACTCAAAATAAAATTAAACGCCGTGTTGGACCCGCAGGATTATCGAAACCTCACGGACGACACTCTTACGATATATTTGTCGAACGGCTCGGTTCATGTTATGCCTCAAGCATGGAGCGTTGAGCCTGTCGAGTTGCAGCAAGGCGAATACGAAGTGACTTTTAACTCTGGCATGAGCGAAAGGATTCAATAACTATGATAGTCAATTTGAAATGTCCTATCGTTAAAGGCGAGCGAACGGTGACGAGTTTGATTTTGCCCGATAAAGTTTTGGTTCGTCATATAATGGCGGGCGATTCTTATTCTGTGGGAACTGTCGAAAGGGAAGTTGCAATTCTTTCGGCTATGACGGGAGAGTCGGAATTAATCTTACGAGAGATGGAAGCGAAAGATTGGGTTGTCGTTCAAGCTAAAGTTAAAGCTTTAATCGAAGGACAACTTGACGATGACGGCGATACCGAAGAAAAAGATAAAAAAAAAGAGATATAGTTAAAAACGAAACTGCGGGATTTCGTATAGAGGATATATTCAGAACTCTAATTTTAGAAGTTATGATTTCCTCTAACGGCTTGAGTTATGACAATCTTCTCGATATGGGAATCAAAGAGTTTTTGAAGTGGCATAAAGAAAGCATGCGACTATATAAAATAATAAGAGGTTTAGATTAATGGCGGAAATAAAAGCGGGCGTTTTGCTTCAGTTAAGCGATAAGTTCTCGGGAGGACTCGACAAAGCCTCTCAAAAAGCTTCTGGATTTGCAAGCAAAATGCAAGGGGCTTTTTCAAAAGTAGACGGAATAATAAACTCTACCGCAAGCAACCTCGCCACTTTGGGAGTCTCAATCGGAGTGGGCGCGACTATAAACAAAATGATAACCTTCGAGGACAGAATAAATAAAATCGGAGCTATCGCAAGGTCGAACGCTAAAGATGTCGAAACTTGGGAAAAGCAAATGGAAGGGCTATCGGACGAAATCTATAGAGCCGCCACCATGCCCGATATTAAAGTGGACGCTTCCGAGCTTGTATCCGCTATGGAGGCGATAATGACTCAAACGGGAGATATGGACTTTGCCAGAGCCAATATCGAAAACATAGGACGCGCGATGCGGGCTTTCGATGTTTCGGGAGAGGATATCGGAAACATGATGAGTCAATTTGCCAAATTAGGATATACCGCCGAAGAGACTGCAAAACTAATGAACGACTTATATATTCAAGGAAACAAGGGAGCTTTCACGGCGGGAGAATTTGCCAAAAACGGCTCGGCTATCATTGCCGCTTACTCTCGAATAGGCACTACCGCAAAAGACATAAAGAACGCTAACGCCGCTCTTGAAATATTTACTATGAATACAAAATCGCCAGTCGAATCTGTAACGGTTTTGGAAAGCATCATGGCGGAACTCGGCAATCCTCAAAAGCAAGAAAAATTAAAAGAACTTGGGAAACAACTTGGCGTTAATCTTAATGTGAGAGACAAAGAGGGAAACTTTAAAGACTTAAACGATATATTGCTTAACATCATAAAAACGAAAGATAAAATGGGAGGCAACCTCGACAAATACGGCGAAATATTCGGACAAGTGGCAATGCGGGCAATATCCGCTTTCGATATTTACTCCGATAAACTTCCAGAGATAAGAGAAGCGATAGGTTCGGAGGCTGCGATGGCGGAAGCCGCGGAAAACAACGCCCAAAGTTTGAAAGCGAACCTCACTAATTTGCAAACGGCTTTTGACGGCTTCGCAAATAGAAACCTCGCCCCTATCATCAAAAGAATAACGGACGCTTTGAATTGGTTTGCCGAAGACCCCGAAAGATTCGACAAATTATTTAAAAGATTGGCAATCGGCTTCGGAATATTCACGGGAGCTAAATTGATAGCGGGAATCGGAAAGACAATCACATCGATAAAAGGAATCGGCGGAGCGGTATCGGACTTGACGGGAAAAATGAGCGGGGCTTCGTCTCTTGGCGCTGGAGCTTCGAGCGCGATACCCGTTTATGTTACCAACTTGGGAGGAGGTTCTATGTCTGGAAAAAATTTTACTTCTTCGTCAAAAACCGCTTTGGCGGGAAGCGTTGCCACCGCTGGAATCATGACGGCGGCTACATTAATACCTAAAGCGATAAGCGATTGGCAAGAGATTAACGCCAACGAAGAGTTGACGAAAAAAGAAAAGAATAAAGCGAAAGGCGAAAGTGTCGGAAAAGCGGTAGGCGGAACTTTGGGCGCTATGGGGGGAATGGCTGCTACGGCTGCAATCGGAGCCGCGGTAGGTTCTGTAATTCCAGGACTCGGCACTGCAATCGGCGGAATAGTCGGAGCGGGAATCGGAATCGCTGGCGGTATTCTTGGCGAAAAAGTCGGAGGTAAAATCGGCGAAGCTCTAACCAAAGAGGAATCGTTGGAATCGGTGGCGGAATCGGTCGCTCAAAAGAATAGCGAACCCGTCCAAGCGGAACTAAAAGGAAACGCTAATATGACGGTCGATATAAAACTTACGGACGACAGAGTATTATATAAAACCTCGCAGACTAACAATATAAATAATTTCAAGCTTAATACGGGCAGTTTGCTCGAAGCGAACGGAGTCTACTAATATGGCAAACGCTACTTTTCCAAAATTAGCGTCTCCGTCTTGGCGAGAGGCTTACGACTCGGGCAGTCTTATAAAATACGAAGCCCCGAATAAAGACGCCGTTTCTTTTATTTACGAGACGGTTAAAGTCGCTGGAGGGCATAATGTCGATAACGGAGAATATCCTCTCGAATCGGACTCTGGCAGTTGGTCGAATTATGCCATAACGGAAGCCACTAATAAAATAACCGTTTCGGGTTTCTTGAGAGGAGACGAATATTTATCAAGCAGAGCTTCTTTAATCGACTCTTTCAAAGTTAATACGGACGATGAGAATCCAGCTTTTATTTTTATTCCTCTTTACGGTCGCTTGAGAGTCGCTTTGACGAGTTGGAGCATTGACGAAAACGCGGCGGAAAACGGACAATGCAAAATAGAGCTTAATCTTAATCTTGTTTTGAAAAAAGAAAGAGAATCGGTCTCTCCGATTAGTTTGGAAAACGCTACGGATAATTTAAACTCGGTAGCGACTTCAAAATTGGAAGAAGAGCTTTCTTCGGATAAAGCCTCTTTTAGTTCTTTTCTCTCTTCCGTGAACGGATACGCAAGCGATATGTCTTCGGCAATCGGAAAGGTTCAAGGAAAGACGGAATATATAAATAAAATGTCTGGAGCTTTAAATACTTTAACCTCCGTTATGGCGAGCGGAACAAAGACGGTATCGCTTTATGTTCAGGCGTTAAGCAATGTCTACGGCGCTATAGTAAACGGACTTTTGGAAATGAAACAAGCCGCGGTCGAAAATGCGGAAGATACTATTTCTTTCGTTCGTCAATTTTCGGCGAAAGACCATGCGGACTTGAATATTAAAAAAACGATTATATCTTTCGTTTCTTACGCAGATAAAGACTCCTCAAAAGAATTAACCAAACCAGAAGAAATCGAAACGGCGAAGGCTTCGGATAATTTTATTAAAATAGCGGTTATAATCAATCTCTCTTTTTTGATAGTCCAGCTCGAAGCGACAAAATCGAAATATAAAGATTATATAAATCTATTCGATAAACTCTACGATTCGATAGATAAAAACGATTCGCTTTTAAACTCCGCTTTAATCGATTTGAGAGTCGCTATGATTGAGCAGTTGAAAAATAAAGAATTGGAAAACGAAAGAAAAATTAAGTTTAATAAAAATAACAATCTGCTTAATGTCGAGCATTATTTGAAATGTTATGATTTGAGAGAGTTAAACTTTATCGAAGACTCTTTTAATTTGCCGAAAGAAATAATTTACTCGTGAGGAATAGAAAAGAAAATGAAAATAAAAATATATGTCGGAAACGATAAATTACAAACGAATACGATAAAGTTCTATTCTTTACAAATCAGAAAAAGCATTGACGAGATATGCCAATCGGCGACTATAAACTGTCCTTTTAGCGAATTTAAAAAAGTGAAAAAGCATGACAAGATATTTATTAAAGCCGTGATGGACTGGAATAAAGACGAGCGGGCTTTATGTTATATTTTAGTCGATGATATATCTGCGACTATAAGCGGAAGCGAAAAATCAATGTCTATAACGGGCAGGTCTTATGCAAGAGACATTGTCGACTCTTCGGACTCTGGAATGGTAGAAGGATGCACTCTCGTTCAAATAGTTCAAAAAGTCGCGAGCAAATATAACTCGAATATTAAAGTCGAACATTATCCTACCGACATGGACGCTTCGCCAACTATAGAATATTTTGAATGGGAAAACGAAAGCGTATGGCAGAGACTTTTAACCACAGCGGAAAACAACGGATATGCAATAGCTTCAAATAACGCCAGCAATTTATATGTTTGGAAGAGAGAAACTAATTTGGCGAATAATTCGATTTTTAAATTAAAATTAGTCGAAGGAGTAAATATAGTTTCCGCTTCGCTAAATAGAAAAGGATACGACCAGTTTAATAAATACTGCGTGAAAGGAAACTACGAAGATACCGAAAAAATAGACGCCACTTGCAAGACGAAAAGAGTCCATACGCTTCAATTTACTGACGAATATATTTCTTCAAAAGAACTTGAAACGAGAGCGAACGCGGAACTAAAACGAAGAAAAGCGGACGAGCTTACGGTAGAAGTGAAAGGATTCGGGCTTTCGGACGAAACGATAGCAAAAGAAAAAATTGCAAACAATAGCTATGTTGAAGTCTTTTACGAACCTAAACAATTAATACGAGTAAAGATTCCGTCATTCGATATAGATAAAGATATGACTATTAAAGATGTGTCTTATTCTTTGAGTAATAACGATTTTTCAAGTTCCATAACTTTAGTGGAAGAGGGGGCTTTATGAGTAATTCTTTCTTTTCTCATTTGGCGTCCAAAATCGCTAATGTTTTTACGATGTCGGAACTTACAAAAAGAAAAGACGATGGAGCGGTGCAACTCAAAACCGTTTACGGCAGGACTATAGAAAAAAAAGAATTATTCCCGTTCGGTTTCAAAACTAAATCGAAGAAAGGAAATATTATCGTTTTGGCTCAAGGAGGCAATTTTAATTCGGCTCAAATACTTCCCGTGATTTCGGACGAATACGCTCCAGATTTGGAAGATGGAGATGTCGCTATATATAACGAAAAAGTATCTATCGTTTTGAACGAGGATAAAATAATCGTCAAAACGGGAGAATGTCAAATAGAATGCGAGGGCGAGGCTTCAATAAAAGCTGACGCTATAAAAATAAACGGCGACAGTTTCGGAGGCTTGATAAAAATCGAAGAGTTAAAAAAAGAGCTTCAAAAAAACAATATCATATTAGATATTATATTAAAGATATGCACATCCGCTCCGATTAACGAAGCTGGAAACGGAGCTCCTTCTTCGTTTCAAGCCGCTTTAATGTCGGCGCTTGCTGGAAAACAAGTCGGCGATTTTAACAATATGGAAAACGATAAAGTGAAGCATGGAGGCTAATAATGATTGTCGATTTGAACTACTATCAAGATATAAAATATTTGGCTTTTATGAGCGTTAATTCAAATAAAAGCAAGTATTGGGCGGACGAGGAATTGGGAAGCGATTTATTTAAATTAAACAAATCGAAAATCGACAAATCGACTCCCAACGAAGTAAAAAGAATTATCGAAGAAAGCCTCTCGTGGATAGAAAATGACGGACTTGCAAAATCTATCGAAGTGTCGGCGAAAGCGAACGGAAAAAACGAGATAGATTGGACTATAGAAATGTTAAAGCCTAATAACGAAACCGAATTGATAAAAGGAGTATGGCAAGGAGTATAAATATGCAAAATATCGAAGAAATAAAAAATAAAATATATAATCAATTTTACTCGAGATTAAAGCCTCTTGAAAATACGCCGAAAAACGATTTGGTAAAAGTCATATCGGAAGTCGAATCTGGAATATATCATTCTATTTTGGGCGATATCGATTTTTTGAAAAAGCAAATATTCCCCGACACAGCCGAAAAAGATTATCTGCGCGCTCACTGGTCGGATAGAGTGCCTCCTCTTTATCCCGCTACCGCAAGCGGAACA